CCATAGATTAATGAAAGTATGTCAGATAGGACATACTATTCACATACTTGATATATAATTATCTGTCTCTATTTTGTATCCCCTGACACGGGTGACCTCTGCTGATACTGTATCATCAGCAGTGGCATCATCAAACACAATAGTGAGTTTATCTTTTCCCCAACCCTGACCACCTAAAGCACGATCTCGTGTAGCGTCATGGTCTAATTCTAGACAAAAGACTTCACAAAATCGTTCAAAGGTGTCAAGTGGATAATAAGATAATTCTCTACCAGCTTGATCAAGAGCTAATTCTTTCCAATCCTCCACCAATGAATCTGTGAACCCAAGCATTTTCACAATTGAATTAAAATCTAATAATCCAATTAATAACTTACGTTCATAATCATAGTAGGGAGTTCGTTTTAAAAACTGAACTTGTGTAACAGTTTTAAAACTTAAAGAATCCTCTTTATTTGCAGATGTGATTTCAATAGCAAACGCCTCTGCAAAGCGCTTGATATTTTGGTTTGTATATATTTGTCTATAATCACTAGACACATATTTGAGATTATCATCTCCATAATTTATTAATGAAACCACATTAAAAAACTTAACTTCTTCTGCTCCAACAGCAACAAAATCAGTTGGTAAATGTTTATCGGGATGACGAAAAACATATAAGCAATAATAAAATTGCAATATCTGCAATATACATTCACATATGCAGTTAATTATTGCTGTTCCAAATACTCCAGATGGCATTTTATTATGCATTATGAAAACTTCATTTCCAATAATCATGATATATTGACCAAATGCTTTAAGTATAGCTTCAACACGCAACAATTCAACAATATTATCAGGATCCTTATAATAGGGACATTCTTGCACAAGAAGCCACATAACATACACACCATAAGCCAATACCAATAATCGCTTATCATACTTTGAATAATCTGCATCCATCCAACCCACATCAAATAAGAATTTACTAATCTCAAAATCCGGTACAATTCTTTGGTACATATATTGTAAACGTTCATGAAATTCCGCACCAATAGCATTCATACCTATTTGTGCAAATAACACATCTCTATTAGCCATGAACAAATCACATAATGGGCTCAAATACATACGACATAGCATTAAAAAATCTGCATTGCCAGAAAAGAAAACACGCTCTAATCCATCATCAATTTTAGTTTGTTTTATAATTTCATCTTTCAATGAAGCCACAGCTATATTAAAAGTGTATCCTTTTTCATCAATAAATTTTAAGACTTCCATAAGATGCACTGCATAATCTGCCGTGAAGCATGGTTCTTCTAATGGCCCCTTCACTAAATCTGCTTTAATCTTGCCTGACATTGGAAAGCCACATGATGCATCCAAACGCAAAGGATTCGTATGAGATGTTCCTCTAATAACTTCGTGTATAAATAAAGGTCTAACATATGTTAATTGATCATGCAAAACTGGCAATATATGCTTAAAGCAAATGTTAGCAGCTGCTATGAATGGTTGTTCAAAAACGGGTTCCCCACACGTTGACATTTGTCGTATAGCACCAACCATCGAATTCACCCATTCACCAGCATCATTAGTGAAATGGTGTAATTTAGGAATACCATATAGAGAAAGATTTGAACTAAAAGTCATAGTCTTATCATAAAGAACACTCTTTAGAAAATGTGATTCACACCTGACAGGATGTTTTTCCATGGACCCAACATATTCACCCATGGCTTCAAACTCTGCCTTAGTGAGATGATTAAATATGGATCGC